AGCCAGTCTCGGACCATGCCTTGGAAGGCGTCAACGCGATCCGTGATCGCGCATTGGCACTTGGATGGACGCATGAAGCTTTGTACCAGGCGCGTGGCCGTCTACGCTTCCCATTTGGCGGCGATTACGGTCTGGTTTGCTTTCTCGATACCGATGATCGCATCGGGACCGTCGCTGCTGATTCCATCGAGATCATCGGGCCACTGCCACAAGGGTTCCGCTCGCACTTCTATAACCCCAATTTCGAACAGCCGTGGAAGCGCCACAGAGCATGAGGGATCTTTTCCACAAATATTTTTCGTTTTCCATTTCAAAAATCGGGGGTACGCGGGGTATATAACTATAGAGGCCAAGGTCGTAAGCCAGCGCAAAGCGCACCTTCCGACGAACCTTCCCCATATTCATGTGAGCGCCGGGACGCTCGTTAATCCATCTCCCGCAGCCTTTGATGCCCGAAGTGTCTTCGCGTATGCAAAACGAAATCCCTCTGTACTCCCCAGACGGGGAACTCATCGATTGGATCGGAAGTAAACGGGTGGAACGGTTACTGGCCGCTGAACTGGTCATGGCCGTGCGCTCGCGCAAGGGCGATATCCGGCGCCTCGTGCTCCGGCGTCGCGCCGATGATCCGACGCCAATGTGCATCGCCGATTACCTTGGCACGCGCTATAGCTTCCAGGAGCGGCTGGATAGTGGGAAGTTCGTTTGGACATTGCGGCGACTGGGCAAGGGAGACAAGCTACGACCGATCTTCCGCCAAGTGGTCACCGACTGCCTGGCAAATTCGTGAAGAAGACCGGGCCAAGGGGTCCGCCGGCGTTTCTTGGGACCTGAAACGCGGGCGAAAACCGCGGGTAGCCCTTGTGCGCAATTCACGCACCGTCAGGCCCGAAAAACTACTTGACAGTCGCTTGACACTACTTGACGCGACGCCGCCTAATCCTCTGAAGTAACGCAAGATAAACGCAACCGAGCTACTTGACATGTCAAGTCGACGAGCGGAAGCGCCTTCCGAAGCCAAACCAGCGGTGATGAGCCAGGCGGAATACGCGCGGCACCGCCGAAAATCCCGCCAATACATTTCGCAACTGGCCAAAGCCGGTGTACTCGTGATGCGTGGCGGCAAAATTGATGTCCGCGCCTCCGACACGGTCCTCGACGACAAGCCGGTCGATGAGGTGAACGAGTCGCCGGCTGGGCCGTCAATGGCGGCTCCGTCCCGCACAGCGGACTCCTTGCCCCAGGCTGGCGGTGCCAGCTTCGGACAGGCACGAACGATCGAGATGGTATTCCGTGCAAAGCTTCGCCGGCTCGAGTTCGAAACGAAGCAGGGCCGGCTAATCGAGGCCGAGGCGGTTCGCAAAACGATTGCCGAAGCCGTGCGGAGTCTCCGTGACGGCATCCTCGGTCTTCCCGATCGCCTGGCGACGGTCCTGGCCGCGGAACCCGACTCAAAGAAGGTCCACGTAACCCTGAAGGCCGAACTCTCGCGGGAACTGGAGGCATTAGCGAATGCCATCAGCACCCTCTGAGCACGCAGTGACGCCGGAGATAATCCTCGCCGGCATTCGCGAGGCGTTCGCCGGCGCGCTGCGGCCGGACCCGGAACTCACGATCGGCGAATGGAGCGATCAGTACCGCGTGCTCTCTCGTGTGTCGGCGGGCGAACCTGGCCGCTGGCGCACGTCTCGCACGCCGTTCCTACGCGAGATCATGGATTGCCTCAGTCCGTCGTCGCCGTTCTCGCGCGTAGTCTACATGAAGCCGGCCCAGATTGGCGGGTCCGAAGTCCTGCTAAACATGCTGGGCTACATCATCCACTATGCGCCCGGCCCGACGATGCTGGTGGAGCCGACGGTCGAGCTTGCGAAACGGTTTTCCCGCCAAAGGATTGCTTCGCTGATTGATAACACGTCTGTGCTGGCTCAACGGGTATCAGACCCGCGCGAACGCGATTCCGGCAACACAATCCTGGCGAAGGAATTTCCGGGCGGAGTCCTCGTGGTCACGGGCGCTAATAGCTCCGTGGGCCTGCGGTCCATGCCGGCGCGGTTCCTGCTGATGGATGAGGTGGACGCGTATCCGCCGTCGGCATCGTCCGGTGCGGCGGGCACGGAGGAAGGCGACCCCGTGGATCTCGCGATCCGGCGCACCGCAACGTTCGCCAACCGCCAGATCGCGATGGTATCGACGCCGACGATTGCGGAGGCCAGCCGCATCGAGCAGGCGTACCTGGAGTCCGACCAGCGGAAGTATTACGTGCCCTGCCCGCACTGCGGAGTCTTCCAGATCCTGCGCTGGAGCGGAGTGAAGTGGCCCGACCGCAAACCCGCCGACGCGTGGTATGAGTGCGAACGCTGCCAAGGGCATATTGCAGACCACCAGAAAGCCGCGATGCTGGAGCGCGGCGAGTGGCGGGCGGAGGCGGCGGGTGATGGCGAAACAGCCGGGTTCTGGCTCAACGCGTTGTATTCGCCGTGGACCATCTGGTCGCAGCTCGCGAAGGACTTCTTGCGCGCCCGCAAGTCCCCCGAGAGGATGCAGACCTTCACGAATACGATCCTGGCGGAGACGTTCCAGCAGGCCGGTGCGACAAAAACCGACGCTAGCGAGCTACTGGGCCGGCGACAACCATACCGTGCGGAAGTCATGCTTCCAGCCGGTGTGGTGCTGATTACCGTGGGTGCGGATTTACAGGCCGATCGAATTGAAATGGAGATCGTGGGTTGGGGGCGCGACGAGGAGTCTTGGTCCCTGGCGTACATCGTTCTTCCGGGAGATCCGGCGCAACGCGACCTGTGGGACGGGTTCGATCAGGTGCTGTCGCTGACATTCGAACACCCGTGCGGCCAGGAAATGGAGATCGCCGCGGCGTGCGTGGACTCCGGGTTTCACCAACCGATCGTGCAGCAGTTTTGTAGTGACCGGGGGCGCCGAAGGGCGTTACCGAAGATGTACCCGATCAAGGGTGCGGCTGGACAGCGTCCGATTTGGCCTCGGATGCACAGTAAGGCCAAAGACAATCGCCCCTTATGGGTCATCGGTGTCGACGCGGCCAAAGAAGCGCTCTATGCGCGTCTCAAGATTACCGAGCCGGGGCCGGGTTTCTGCCACTTTCCCATCAGCGACCAATACGATCAGGGATACTTCGAGCAACTCACGGCCGAGACTTGCCGGGTGCGGTACACCAAAGGTTTCGCCAGTCGAGAGTGGACGAAGAAGGCCGGCGCCCGCAACGAGGCGATTGACGCCAGATGCTATGCGTACGCCGCGCTGCAATCATTAATTGCCGGTCGGTTCCGACTGAATAAACAGGCGCAGCATATTGAGGCGCTGATGGCGGCGAAATCCGCCGGCGAGGAAGGGCACGGACAATCGGCGGCCCAATCCGCTGGCCGCCAGGAGCGGCGACCGTGGATCGAGCGGCAGGATTGGCTTGAGCGCCGGTCCAATTCTTAATCCATGGAGCCGTGCATCCAGTCCGCGAACATCACTGGCGCTTGCCTCATGTGTGGCGGGCGGGCTGAGAAGATGCACCAGCCAATGTTCCATCGGGGGATATTCTGCCCCCGATGTTGCGTGGTCTGTGCGCCGAAGGCTGCATCGGCCGCCTCCGTCGCGACGGCTTCGAACATGGGCATGGCTAAACAATCGCCCGCCGGAATAACCGCGCGAGGCGCGACGCAGTGGAAAGACGACGGTTGGGGGCCGCGCGCGGATGATCCGTTCTACCACGACCGCCAACGGCACCAGCCTCGCTCACGATGGCTGCCGCGTCGACCGCATTGGTTCCACTAGAAGAGCTCGGACACCACGTTGCATGGCCGGGATTTTTAAGGCTGCTTTTCGTGAAGGCTGGACAGAGCGTTGCGGACGCGCTCACATTCATTCCGAGCATCCTCCACGATATGCAAGAGCTTCGTATAATCCTCTTGGCCCATTGTTGCCCTGTGCTGCGTCAATTCGCCGACAGCGGCGGTATACCGTTCGGTGGCAATGTGGTACTCGGCAACCAACCTTTGTTCTTCTGAGGACGCCGGATCGATGGGCACGCTACTTAAAGGTAGCGTAAAACGCGGATCACGGCGGCTGGTGGATTTCACAGGATCATCCCGGTCAAACCTTGCGAGTGAGCTAACACACAATTGGTTAGCCAAACTATTCATCGCCCTCAAAAGTTATGAGCACCACACCCCCCACTCCTACTCCCACGTTGAGCGATGCCATTACTGCCGCCGAGCAGGCTGGCACCGCATACCAAACCGCCGTCACGACCACGGCGAATGACCAAAGTGCGGCCGCCGCGATCCAGGCGAAACTGGACGCTGCGAACGCTACCGTCGCGACCGACCAGCAGAATCAGGCGGCCGCCGCCACCGGCTTCAACACCGCGCTCACCACGCTCATCGCGGCGGCCCAGGCTGCCATGATTCCGACCACCGACTCCGGTTCCAGTTCCAGTACCGGTTCTTAGGCTGCCAATCTCCTCACGCGAATCAACCTCAGGCGGGGATAACCAATCCGGAAGTCCCCGCCCCCCGCAAATAGTATGAGCACGAAGACATTCACTCCTGCGATGGCTCAACGGATCGAGATTTGGCCTGTGGAGCGACTGCTCCCCTACCAGAGGAACGCTCGGACCCATTCCGAAGAGCAGGTGGCTCAAATCGCAGCGTCCATCAAGGAATTCGGCTTCAACTCCCCAATTCTGGTGGCATCCGATGCTGGCGTAATAGCCGGCCATGGTCGCCTCCTGGCTGCCCGGAAGCTGGGCCTTGGCGAGGTGCCGGTGGTTGTGCTGGATCACCTCAGCGAAACCCAGCGGCGCGCCTACATCATCGCCGACAACAAGATCGCGCTCAACGCCGGATGGGACGATACTCTCCTTGCCGACGAGTTGAAGGACCTCCAAACGGATGGCCTCGACCTGGCGCTCGTGGGTTTCTCTACCGACGAGCTCGATGCGCTGCTGGCTGTGCCCGAGGAACCGGAAGCTGCTCCCGAGGCAGAGGAGGAGGTTCCGGAGACTCCCGTCCAGGCTGTCACCCGGCCAGGCGATGTCTGGGTGATCGGCAAGCACCGTCTGATATGCGGCGATTGCCGTGACGCGAGTGTTATTCGCAAACTATTCGAGGAAGCGCACGCGAACGTCGCGATCACATCACCGCCGTACGCCTCGCAGCGGGAGTACGACTCTTCGAGCGGCTTCCGCCCGATCCCGCCGGACCAGTATGCAGACTGGTATCGCGATGTGGCCGCCAACATCGCCGCGATCCTTGCAGACGATGCCTCCTACTTCCTGAACATCAAGGAGCATGCCGACAACGGCGAGCGCAGCCTTTATGTGAAAGATTTAGTGATCGCCCACCGCCGCCTGTGGGGTTGGCGTTTTGTGGACGAGTTCTGCTGGCGCAAAACGGACAATGGCGTGCCTGGCGGTTGGAACAACCGTTTCAAAAACGCCTGGGAACCTGTCTTCCATTTTTGCCGCCAGCAGGAAATTAAATTCCGGCCCAAGCGCGTCGGGCATGAGTCGGAGGACTGTTTCGAATATTCGCCCAACAACCCAAAGTCCACATCGGGCAGCGGGCTACTGGGCACGGGGCCGCGCGGCGCCGCCGCCGATCCCGGCAGGAACCAGAGCGCCTGGCAGAGATCGCACCGCGATCTGAACGCGGCGCCGAACACGGAAGGCCGCTACACCGGCGTGGCGCGACCGTCGAACGTCATCGAGGTGAAGTCCGAGTCGAGCCAGGGATCCCACAGCGCACCGTTTCCGCGGGCGCTGGTGGAGTTCTTCCTGTTTGCGTTCAGCGATCCGGGGGACATCGTCTATGACCCGTTCATGGGTTCCGGGACGACGATGGCGGCGGCGCACCTGCTGGATCGCATCGCGTATGGCTGCGAGTTGTCGCCGGCCTACTGCGATGTCATCCTGCGGCGCA